CTCGATATGAGGTTTTATTTTTGAGGCCGACAGAGCAGCAGAGCACCAACTAAACGAGGCAGCCTCCTAACCCGCACCCCCCAGGGCTAGGTGCTCACTTATGAATCTGCGCCCACAGACGCTCGGGCGTGTACTTGTTGTACGGCGCAGCCACCAAGATCTGAAATATCGTAGCCTCCCCCATTCCCTGTGACCGCCACCTTTGAATCTGACCCCAGATCACCTTACTGCGGTCCCTTGCTGTATCCAGCCCCGTGAGCAAGAGCTTGTCCTCGATGGTCAGGTGCTCGTCCCACGCCCAGAGCAAGGCCGATTGAGACGCCTCCCGACTCATATCCGGCAGAGGAGGGAGGTCCGTGTCACCCACGGTCACGATCTTCGCCTCAGTCTTGGGGAAGTCGGTCAGCTTGTACCGCTGCCCGCCCCCGATGTCCACCAGTTGGACCCTCTTCGGGGGGGTGTGCTTATGGTTCCGACTGCCGGGGACCCGCAGGACTTGAGTCACGTCCCAGCCGCCCGGGTCCGCCCCCAGGAACTCAGAGGTACCCCTTGCATATAGCTCCCACTCACTAACCGGGGCAGGCTCTTCGAGGTACCAGTACCAGTGCTCATGCCCATCCGTGCCCGACGCCACGACCAGGTTCGGGTACGGGATCTCTTTCGGGAGGGTCACGGGTGCCTCATCCATGTCGGCGAAGAGCACGCCGGCGTACTCGATGTTGGTTCGCTTCCGACCGCCCGCCGGGTCGATGTAGGTCAGCGGGGAGAAGTAGAGGTCGAACTTCTCGGCGTCAGCGAACCCCTCCACGGAGTCCTTCCTAACCAGCGGGCCGTTGTGCCACCCCGTCCTCTTGCTGTACGTCGGCAGGGAGACATACTCGCCGGGGGAGAGGGACCACATCTCCTTGAGCAAATAAAGCATCTCAATACCTCAGCTTTCCTACTAGAGTATCCATAGCTTAGCACACAAGGAGCAGCTATGGAACAGAAAGCAACCATTGAGGACATCGACCGCACCCGAGGTCGCATCCTCTCCGCTTACGAGAACGGGCACGGCATCGAGCTGTCGCCACAGGAGGTAGAGCGCCTGGTCGGGATGATGATGAGCATGGAGGTCATGCTCGTCGGCACCCGGGAGCAGCTCCAGCAGACGCAGCAGATGCTCGCCGGGACGCTGAACTTCCTGGAGCAGAACAACTACAAGCTGGAGTTCCACGCCGACGACCTGCTCGGCCACGACGTCACCGGGTGGGTGGCGGAGTGGGACGAGAAAACCAACGTCATCTCCTTCGACCTGGAGCACGGCGAGCCTGATGAGCCCGGTGATGCCGAGGTCGAAGCTGAGGTCGTGGAGGAGAACTGATGTCGGTCTGCACCCGCTGCGTCAAAAACCAGCCGCACACCTGGCACGACAACGGTGAGTTCTGCGGGACCGCTGAGGTAGGGGAGCCGCCTCGACAAGAGAGCTCCAAGACCGAGCGCATCTATCCGAAGGGTGACTCCCGGTTCCACGCCCTGCTCGAAGAGATCGGCAAGCTGCACGATAAGAAGCAGCTCGACTACGGGCGGGAGAACGACCCCTTCGCCAACGTCCGGGCGTCGGACGACTTCGGCGTACCTGGCTGGATCGGTGCACTGATCCGGGCGAACGACAAGATGCGGAGGCTCCAGAAGGCTGCTCGGGGCGGGGCGCTTGCAAATGAGAGCGTCGAGGACAGCTTCATGGACCTGGCCGTGTACGCCCTCATCGGCCTGATCTTGTACCGGGAGTGGGTTGAGACGCGCTCGGCGTCATGAGACAGCTCTACCCGTACCAGAAGCGGGGTCTCAAGAAGCTGATCCGAGACCCCCGTGGTGGTGCCCTGCTCTATGAGCCTGGCCTAGGAAAGACGCTGACCACCATCAGGGCCAGTCAGGAGGTCAAACCTATCCCCCACAAGATCGTCGTGGTCTGTCCCGTGTCCGCCATCGGCGTCTGGCGCGACGAGCTGGAGGCCGAGCACGAGGTTGTCATAGTGCCAACCGGAACCCGCAAGCAGAAGGCCGAGACGATCCGCAAGGCTTGGGATGGGAACTGGATCATCCTCAACTACGAGGCCCTGCTCGACAAGGCCGTGGTCGATGCGATCCTGGCCCAGGACCCCGACCTCGTGATTCTGGACGAGGCCCACAAGATCAAGAACCCCACGGCTAAGCGGAGCAAGGCGGCGCACAAGATCAGCGAGGGCCGGCGCACCTGGGTCCTGACGGGCACGCCGGTCACCCAGAACCTGCTCGACCTGTACTCCATCTACAAGGCCATCGACCCGGGGATCTGGAATAACGAGTCTTGGACCCGATTCAAACAGCGATACGCCATCTTCGGCGGGTTCGAGGGCCGGGAAGTTGTGGGAATCCGCAACCCCGAGCAGCTCTTGAATCGGGTCCGACCCCTCTCTGTGGCGGCACGCAAGGAAGACGTGCTCGACCTTCCGCCACGGAGGGACCAGCTCGTGCCGGTCTACCTGGAAGGCAAAGAGTGGCAGCAGTACCGGGAGCTGGCCCAGACGGGAGTGCTGTCCGAGAGGGGCTGGATCACCGACAACCCGCTGACCCTGGCGCTTCGGCTCCAACAGTTGGTGGGGGAGTTCAAGCTGCCCTACACGGTCGGGCGGATCGAAGAGCTAGTGGAAGCGGGGGAGAAGGTCGTCGTGTTCTACCGCTTCAACACGGAGGGCATTCAGATCGCCGCCAAGTTGCAGCGGCTCGGGGTGCTCATGTCGTGGGTCCACGGGGCCGTCAAGTCAGATCAGCGAGAGGAGGAGATCGAGCGGTTCCAGAACCACGACGGACCTGCCGTGTTCCTCGGCCAGATCCAGGCCACGAGCACGGCAATCACCCTAACCGCAGCACATGAGGTCATCTACCACAGCATGACCTGGAGTTATGAGGATGCTGTCCAGAGCCGGGACAGAGTATACAGAATCGGTCAGGACCATCCAGTGAGGTACCAGCACATCGTCGCTGTCGGCCCGCACGGCGGGAAGCTCATCGACGGATTGGTGCTGGATGCACTAGCCAGGAAAGAGGACTTTGCCTCAGCAGTTCTCGCTGACCCTGGTATCCTGGAGGTTACTGATGAGCACTTCCACGAAAGCAAACCAGCTTGAGCAGAAGTGCCTCCCCTGCTGGGCGATCTGGCAAGGGGGTCGCTAATGGCTCGCCCACTCAAGGTTCTCTTTTTTGATCTGGAGACGACGCCCAGGGTCACCTACTCCTGGCGACCTGACGATCGTTTCCATCCCCACCAGTTCACCGTCCGTGAGTCCTACATGCTCTCTTGGGCGGCCAAGTGGCGGGACGACAAGAAGCTCCTGGGCGACGTCCTGACGACACACGAGGCTCGGGAGGGGGACGACGAGCGCCTGCTCCGCTCTCTCTACGACGTGATGGTGGAGGCAGAGGTCGTCGTCGCCCACAACATCCAGAGGTTCGACTGGCCCCGCTTCAACGGGTTCATCTTGGAGCACGGCCTCGACCCGATCTATCCCCCCACCCAGATCGACACCAAGAAGTGGGCCGAGCAGTTCGGTTTCCCCTACCGCAACCTCGACTACCTGGCTGAACGGGCCGGGCTCGGCAGCAAGATCAAGACCGAGTTCGAGCTGTGGGAGCGCTGCATGAGGGGCGAGTCCAAAGCCCTAAAGCAGATGCTCAAGTACAACAAGCACGACGTTCGGCTGTTGGAGGGCGTCTTTGAGTGGATGCTGCCCTACGTCAAGGGAGCCCCGAAGCTCTGGGTAGGCACCGACGCCGCCAAGGACGACTACTGCTGCCCCTTCTGCGGACACACCGAGCTCCAGAAGAGGGGCTTCAGGGACACCAAAGCCGCACGCTACCAGCAGGTCCAGTGCCAGAACTGCCGTAAGTACAGCTCATATCCTACCTACCACCGGAGCTCTCGGCTAGTCCTGAGGCCGAACTGATGCGTCGGACACTGCGCCTCCGGGCACGGCACCTCCGCCGCCAGGTCAAGCAGCTCCTGCACGATGCCGGCTGGCGCGCTTGGGGTGCCTGGATGCTGTTCGTCGTCGCCTGGAAGAAGTACGTCGTCCGGCCCTACTGCCGCCGGATCAGGAAGCACGAGGGCTCCTGGGCGATCATCTCGGGGGGAAGGCCCCCGCAAGTCAGGCCGATCCTAGCATGTTGCCGTAGATGCTATGCGATAGCAGAGTTCGACCTATACAATAGACGTATCGATTTCGACTGAGCAGAAAGGCTAGAGCATATGAGGGTGGAAGCATCCGGCCCTCGAACCGCAAGATACGTCGTGGTCGGAGAAGCTCCCGGATCGGCTGAGGCCCGAGAGGGCATGCCTTTCGTCGGCCCGTCCGGCGAGCTTCTCCGGGATGCACTGCGGAAGATGGGCCTCGACCCGAATGAGGTCTACTTCACCAACGTCTACAAGGAGTACCGCCCGGGCAACCCGACGCCCACCAACGACGAGATCCAGGAGTCGATCCCGGAGCTGGCCGAAGAGCTGGGCTCGCTGCCCAACGTCAGGCACGTCCTAGCCGTGGGCAACGTCTCGATGCAGGCCCTGACCGGAAAGAAGGGCGGCATCCTCAAGTCGCAGGGACAGCTCATGGAGCCCCGCAAGGCGATGGAAAAGGCTCTGGCCGGCGTCGACATCATGCCGATCATGCACCCGGCCTATGTGCTGCGGAACAACAACTACCAGACCCAGAACCTCTTCCAGGAGATCGTCGGCTCGTTTGTCGCCCTGGGCAAGAAGAAGGACGAAGAGGAGATCATCTTCGTCAAGGGGCTGGAGGCCTGGGAGGCTTTCTGGGAAGAGATGTGGAACCACACCCGGGGAGCAATCGACATCGAGGCCACCCCCGTCCCGTGGTGGCACGAGGACTTCCAGATCATCAGCGCCGCCATCAGCTTCGACGGCAAGCGAGCCTACGTCATCGACACCCGGGAGGACTGGAAGCTGTTCAAGAAGACGATGCTCCAGGAGGGCCTGGCGATCCGCTGGGTCATGCACAACGGAGCCTACGACCGCCAAGCCCTGCTCTCCTGTGGCATCGACATTACCCTCATGTTCGACACGATGACGGCGCAGTACCTCATCGACCCGAACAGCCGGAAGGGCCTTCAGTACCTCACGTCGATGTACCTCGGCCTGCCCCCCTACAAGGACGTGGACTACAAGCACATCCTCGAAGAGCCGTGGGAGAAGGTGGCCGAGATGAACGGGCGAGACGCCATTCGTACCTGGCTTCTGTTCGAGCATCTCATGCCCAAGATCAGAGACGACGTGCGGCTCAACCGGTTGATGCAGCACATCATGCTGCCCGGGATCAACGCCCTGATCGAGAACGAGCTCAAGGGAATGCCGATCGACATAGGGCGTTTGGCTGACGTCACGGAGGAATATGAGCGGAGGCTCGCCCGGATTGCTGATCAGCTCCGAGAGGTTGCTCGCCGATATGGGATGGACAAGTTCAACCCCCGGTCCAACAAGGACCTACAGGAGCTGATCTACGACCGCATCAAGCTCCCTGTGATCAAGCGGACCGACACGGGGGCGCCTTCGCTCGACAAAGAGGCGCGCCTAGCGTTGCGTGACCATCATCCAGTAATGGCTATCCTGGATGAGTACAAGATAACCGCCCAGAGGCTGGGAACCTTCCTCTACCCCTGGGCAGACATGGAGCGGAATGGGAAGATCCATACCAAGTACAAACCAAACCACGTCGTCTCAGGGCGTCTAAGCTCTGAGAAGCCGAACATGCAGCAAGTGCCCCGTGATGAGGACATCCGAGGCGTGTTTGGCGGGCTACCGGGGCACAAGCTGGTGATGCTGGACTACAGTCAGCTAGAGCTCCGACTCGCCGCTGCGTTCGCCAACGAAGAGACGATGCTCGATGCATACCGCAACGGACGAGACCTGCACAAGCTGACAGCCGAGAGGGTTCTCGGAGACCCAGAGGGGCGGTACGTCGGCAAGATGCTCAACTTCTCCCTGCTCTACGGGGCGGGGTGGAAGACCTTCCAGAACATTGCCTGGGTGCAGTACGAGACGAAGCTCTCCGACGCTCAAGCGCAGGAGCTGCGGGAGGGGTTCTTCAAGGCGTACCCAGGACTCAAGGAATGGCACCGTGTGGTGATTGAGAATGCCCGGGCACTCGGGTATGTTGAGTCTCCCCTGGGCAGACGTCGGTACCTTCCTAACATCAACAACATGCATGACTCCGCGGCTAGAGCGCATGATGAGAAGGTGGCGCTCAACCATGCCGTCCAGAGCCTTGGCTCAGACCTAATGCTCCTATCGCTGATCGAGATGCACAAGCGGGGATTCTGGATCGCCGCCACGGTTCACGACTCCGTGATCTTGGTGGCTCCAGAGGAAGAGGCCGAGGCGATAGGAAAGGAGGCCAAGGAAATAATGGAGACCATCCATGATGTTGTAGAGAGCAAGTTTGGCTATATAATCAGGGTGCCACTAGTGGCAGACCTGACAATTGCAGATCACTGGCAGAAATGATGGGGGTGCCCGTTTGTATTCCTATACCGAGATAACGACATTCCGCCGCTGTCCGCGGAAGTATTACTACAGCCGAGTTCTCAACCTTGAGCCAGTGCAGACTGGCTGGCGCATCGACTTCGGCTCGTGGATGGACGAGCTTCTCAACGCCCACTACAGGGGAGAGGATTGGGCCGTCAAGCAGGCCGAGCTGACCGAGCAGTGGGAGGCCGAGGTTCTCCCCTTCACCGACGACGAAGAGCTGCTCGAAGTCCCCGGCCTGGCCGATGCAGTCATGCACCGCTACCTGGAGCGGTACCCCGACTCCGAGTGGGAGGTCCTCCACGTCCAGGACAGCTTCCGTATCGACGGCATCGGCGTCACCCCCGACCTTGTTGTCCGTGACACCCGCACGGGAAAGATCTGGGTCGTGGACCACAAAACGTCGAGCCGCATCCCGGACGAGTGGGATCTCATGGCCGACACGCAGCACCTGCTCTACGTCGCCGCCATGCGGTCGCTCTACGGCAAGGACGAGGTAGCCGGCATCATCTTCAACTACATCCGCTCGAAGCTGCCGGTCCAGCCCCGCCTCAACAAGACCATTAAGAAAGAGCTGGGTCATCCTGACATCTACGACGTTCGCCGGATCGACACCGACTACGACACGCTGGCCCGCTTCGCCGCCGAGAACGGAGTCCCGCCCTACGACGCCCTCAACGAGCGCCTGGCACAGCTCAGGGAGGTAGATCCCTTCTTCCGGCGTCTGCCGCTGCTGACCCCGCAGGTGAGCTGTGACATCGCCCTAGAGGAAGCCAGGGAAACGGCCTTGATCATGGACGTGGCCGAGGGCCTGCTTGAGACGGGGGAGTATCAGCCCTTCCCTCGCACGGTCCTTGGTCCGGCAGCGGGGGTGGCTGGCTGTAATGCCTGTCCATTCAAGGAGATATGTCAGGCTGAGCTTTTTGGATTAGACACCACATCTGCTATGATGCTCTATAAGGAAAGAGAACCGCTAGACCGAGAGTACAAGGAAGTGAGCACATTAGCATGAGTGATACGTTCAGTTCGAAGCCGGTAGAGCGCAAGCCACGCTCGATCCTCGACCGCCTCGATGACTCGGAGCGCCGCCCGACCCACCTGAAGGCACTGTTCTATGGAGCGCCGGGCACTGGCAAGACCTACCTGATCGGGACCGCTCCCAAAGTCCTCCTGCTCGACGTGGACGGCGGGGCGACCACGGTGCGTGAGAGCCCGAACGTGACCATCTACCGGATCAAGGAGTGGGCCGACCTCAACGACGCCCTCTACACGCTGATGTTCGAGGACCACGGCTTCGAGACCGTGGCGGTCGACACGATCACCACGCTCCAGGAGGTAGTCAACCGGGAGACCGGCTTGCTCCAGGTGCTGGAGTCCAACGGCGACCCCCGCCGTGCCTATGCCAAGTCGGCGACGATGCTGCGCCACAAGCTCGTGCAGTTCGCCCAGCTCCCCATGCACGTCATCTTCACGGCGCACATGCGATTCAACGACGGCCCCGACGACGTGGTGGACCCTGAGGAAGGCAAGTTCCTCATGGTCCCCGACGTGCAGCCGTCCGTGCAGAGGGTCGCATTCGCCCTCCCAGATGTGATTGGACGCACCTTCCTCAAGGACATGGGGAACGGTGAGTTCAAGCACGCCATCGCCTTCGGCCCCGATGGTCGGGCGGTGGGAAAGGAACGCAACTTCGGTCTGCCCAAAGAGGCGACCGGGTTGACGATCCCGTACCTAATCAAGCAAGTAACCGAAGAGCCCAAGAAGAAGAAGGAAGCAGCATGATCGAAGCAAGAACCGTTGTCTTCACCGAAGACGATCTCGACGCCCATGACTCCTACGACGACTTCGAGCCTGGTGAGTACCAGGGCACCCTCGTAGACGTTAAGGAAACCAGCTCTGCGGCCACAGGTAACACCGGCCTCCGCTGGATCTTCCAGGTGAAGGGGCTCAACTTCTCCATCACCACCTGGGACAAGGGCCGGGGCGGCTGGAAGCTCGCTGAGGTTCTCCGTGGCCTGGGCGAGAGCGTCGAGCCTGGTAAGCCCATCAGAGTTGTCCCGAGCCGTTACCTCGGGCGCACTGCCACCGTCAAGATTGGAGTCGATCCGACCTCAACGAACAACTACCTCACCATCCTCCGTGTCCTTCCCTCTTCCGTCGAGCCTCCCTCAAGCGAAGAGCTGGTGGACCTCGGATCGTTCATGGACGACGACGACGAGGACCCCTACGCAGCGTGAAGGAAGCGGACCTAACCCGCAAGATAAAGCGAGCCCTGGAAGATGCCTTCCAGGGCTCGTTTTGGATCAAGATCCCCGGCACACGGTACCTGGCCGGGGTGCCTGACCTGCTTGGTTGTGTCTATGGTGCCTTCGTTGCGATTGAGGTCAAGCGTCCTGATTCTAGCTACGGCGTGACGGAACGCCAAGCTGCCAACATCGAGCGCATCCAACAGGCCGGCGGAATCGCCTTCGTCGCCCGCTC